AAAAAGAATGCAGAGGATATTGCTGCATTGAAGACAACTACTACTAAGACTGATTCTACAGTTACCGCTATTAATGGTCGTCTTGGAACAGCAGAAACTACTATCGCTACTCAAGGCAATGATATCAGCTCTTTGAAGTCTGCTGTAAAGGCCAATGAAACCAGCATTACCGACCTCAGTGATGAGGTTACAGCTAACGCCAATAGCATTTCTGCTGTACGGACTACCGCTAATGCTAATGCAACTAAGCTTGGTAATATCGAAGATAATGCACAGGTTAACGTTATTGAGAAAATCAAGGTTAACAATACTGAGCTTAGTGTTTCTTCTAAGACAGTTGAACTCACTGTTCCCACATCAGTTAGCCAGTTGAGTAATGACTCTAAATTCATTACTATGGATGACCTTAACGAAGACCTTGATACCCTTGATGCACTCCTCAAGGCAGCTTGCTGGGTAGACTAATCAATACCTTTTTTAAGTAGTACCTCCTTGGGTGGGGGTACTACTACTTTTTATTTAAATAAACATGAAGAAATTTAGAGGAATATACAAATCATTTATAGAACCCCAGGATAAAGAACTTATATGGTATCACTTAGAGACTGAGCAGTTATTGTATTATACAGAGGGTGATTGGATTCCTCTTATTAAGCTCGATGGAACTGCGATTACCATAGAAGGCAAAAATCTTGTGGAAATCTACCATGAGGTCAATGAGGCCTTGGGTAATATAAGAGCAGGAATAACAACCGTAAAAACAATAGAGGAGCTTGAAAGTATTCAAGACCCAGAGGTTGGAGACCCTGCTTATGTAGAAGAAACCAAAGAGCTTTATATTTACAGTGCTGATGGAATATGGGAAAATAACTTTGTTACAACACCAAATACTTCTGTTGTAGTATCTTCTGAGCCTCCTGAAGATGAGGATGCTTTATGGATAGACCCAGATGGTGATGGCACAGCTTATGAAGATAAAACCATATCAGCATTAAGAGAAGAAATTGCTTACCTCAGAAAAAAGGTAGATGCACTTAACAGCCTATTGATGTATGGAGCTATTGCAGGAAATGCGGCTATTGGTGGCAGAACTCAGATAATGTCAACCTCAAATAAGCAGATTAAGCCTGAAGCTTCAACTTCAGATATAGAGGATTCAGAGGAATATGAAGAACCAATTGTTCCTGATGAAGCAAGGACAATTCCTAATATCTCCATAAAAATGGATACCTCGGCTAATTTCACAAGCAACAAAAATAACCTTATAGACGGAGAGCCTATCTTTATTACAGACTTGCTTTCCTTTGCAATTTACTATAAAGGTTCATTCATTATAAATTCTGGTAATAATAGTGGAAATATAGATATGTCAACTCCAGTAGATAAAGACGAAATAAAAGAAATACTTGGGGAAATGACCCTTGATAGTATTCAGTTTAAATCACTTAACGGTGATACCTATGCAATGGAAATAGATGAATCAGGAAATCTCCATTGGTACAAAAATGCCAATTATGATGGAGTTATTGGTTCTGCAAAGTCCTATGGTTCATACATCAATGATTACCTGAAAATCAACTCAGTATTCATTGGAGGTGTAGGAACTAAGCTTAATTCATTCTGTGCTTGCTCACATAACTATGTAGAGCTTGCTAATGGCTCAACAACAGATGTAAACCTCAATGGAATTTACCTGCTTTACAAAGGCCCCGATAAAACCTCATGGTCATCAATAGCTCTGAAAGGCATAATTAAAGCTGGTTCAACTTTCCTTATTAGAGGTAACAGATGTTCATATAGCTCTAATGTAACAATTGATATTGTTGATTTTGACCAAGAATGGTTTGTGGGTGGAAGCCTTATTGAATTTGAAGAAGGAGGTGGAACATTCTACCTTGTATGTTCTCAGGAGGGGAAATTCCACAATGGCACAGATTGGGTAACACTTGACAAAATAGGCACTCTTAATCCTTACCTTGACTCCAATCCACCAGTTGGATATATTGACCTACTGGGAATCCTTGGAAATAAGGGTGGTACAGTTATGGCAGAGGGTGGAAGCCCGATAACTATCAAAGCTACTGAGGATATCAAGAAGTGCATCTTTACTCGTGCTTTTACCTTAGACCCTTGTAGTCAAGCTCAAAAGGCTTATACTTCCAAGAAGTCAAGTACCTTGTGTTCTTATATTAATATGAACACCGTAGGAACTGAATATTACCCTTATTATTCTGATAAGGAGAAATTCAAGTATCAGGTTAAGGCTTCAAAGGATAACAAGAATATCTATGGTACAAGAACTACATTTGATGAAAAAGAACCTAATGCTGTAAACATAGCTTTCGGTATTCAGGCAACAGATAATGGCGATGGAGCTACCAAGTGCTTCAATTGGATTTCAGTGGGCAGTTATGATGAATACCTTGAATTTGGGCTTTTAGATGATGCTGAGACCACTAAGATGAAATCCATAGATGAGAGTACTCTGGATGAATATTATGCGGATGACAGCAATGTAAGAGAGTTTATAGGCATTTATAAGAGACTCCATTGGCTGACAACTAATAATACAGCAGTAACCTCACACAAGGTAATATTGAGAGGATTAAAGGCAGGTAAATATAAATACAAGATTGGTAGAGAGGGTGATTCAGCTTACAGTAAGAGTGGTTACTTCACAGTCAGAACTGATGCTGAGGTAAATGAAAGTTTTGAATTTGCCCATACTACTGACCAACAGGCTTTTAATTTTTATGAGTATCAGGCATGGACTAAGGCTGCATTAGCCATAGATAAAACCCATCCTGAAATCCATTTTACCATTAATACAGGAGATGCAACTCAGAATGGTAATAGAGAGAGTGAATGGTTGGATTACTTTAATGGCAGAAAGTACCTCGATGGAAAAGAGGAAATGTACACCATTGGAAACAATGACCTATGTGGAATCACTCCATATGAATTAGGGGATGGTACAGCAGCCACTTACAAGATTAACCATAAGAACTTTATCTATTATTTCTGTTATGAGCTTGATTCTCAAAATCCAGCTATTTTTAAGTTTGTAGATTCAGGCTTAAATGAGGAATACAAAGGAGATGTGCTTGAGTTTGGAGGAGATTATTTCACCTATTATATGCCTTCTTTGTACTCCTTTAACTATGGTAAGTATCACTTTGTAAGCCTCAATTCAGAGTTTGCAGCTAAGACCTATAGGGTTTATTATGATGATGCAAACAAAGAGACGAGCTTCAAGGCTCATGCCTACTACAATATGTATAGGTGGATGGCAAAGGATTATGCGCTGCATGGAGAGCTTAGAAATAACATAGCCTTTATGCACGAGATTCCTTTCTGTATAACAGTTGGTTCATCGACTACTGGAGTAGCTACTGCAAGAACTATCTCAAGTGGCTCTAAGCTGAATGAGGATTTTTCAGCAGGTATAGCTAAAACCAATGTAACTGATGATTCTGCTAAGTACACAGGAGGATGTTGCTTCTCAGAGTTCTTCCAGACTAACGGTTATAAGTTAGCTCTTGGTGGACATAAACACACTTATAGTCTTTCTTATCCTACTACTGAGAAGATTGTAGAGAAAGAGGGAGTGAGGTCAGTAGAATATAATGACCCAGAAATCAACAAGGATAATGGTGTTATCTATTCTATGAGCCAAGCAACTGGTTATAAGTTGGTGTCTAACAAGGAGTTACCTGGAAGTGGAATTTCATGGTTGAGAAAGTATTTCCCTGCTACAAGTAATGGAACTTCTCTCTCGGCTAATGAAGCTCAGTATTATCCTATGTATGGTTACTACAAAGCAGCAGGTGATACTCTTATTGGAAAATCTTATGTAGTTGCAAATATCTACACAAGAAACTCCAAGAACTCTCCTGTGGCCTTTGATATCAACAATCAGAGTACCAGCTTTAGGACAGAAAACTCAAAGATGATAGAGAACACAGAAATACAAATTGATTATTAATGGGAACTCTACGTAAGAAAATTAATGGTGAGTGGGTAGCAATAGCTTCCTCTCAGGCAAGTGAGATAGGGGTCAAGGCCCCTAATCTCCTTCCTGATGGCACTTCAGAAACCAATGTAGAGCAAGTGCTCAGTGACTTTAAAGGAGATATAGACCTCCTTAAAAGCAATGTAAGCTGGCTTGCTAAACATGGTGGAGGTGGCTCAGGTGGTGGCTCAGGAAACACCATAGATACTTCCTGTAAGATTGTAGTAGCAAATAAAGATAGTGGTTCAGAAGTCACCCTAAAGGATTCTGTGGCCATTCAGGTATTAGCCAGTGATTCTTCTTCAAAGTGGAATCTTTCGGTAATTGTTGAGAATGTAAGCATTAAGAGTGTCTCAGGAATTACCACAGCTTCAAAGACTACAATCGCCAAAACAGAAATAGAAAAAGCAGGGATAACCAAGAGCAAGTGTACAGTCAGTATAACTGCCACTAATCCCTCAACCTTGCAGAATGTCTACTGGACTGGTGTTATTAATATAGCGACAGCCAAAGTTTCTGTGGGTAATTTCAGCTTTGACTTCGGAGATTTTGATGGAAAAACAATCCTATTCTATTATAGTGTTGGTGTTTTAGGCAGATATGACCTAAGGATAAATAATACTACAATAGTTCCAGGAATTGAGTTAACTACAAATGACGGAGAAATCGAAGTTAAAGTTAGTGATTTATATGAAAAGCTCGACTTGCAGGTAGGTTCAAATACTCTAACTACAAGACTTATTAATTGTGACCAGACAGATATTATGTCTGATGATTATACTTCCTATATAACTATTGTTACTGATGTACCTGTAATCCAGTGTACAGCCCTTAGTTTGCAGAAGGATAATCCTACACCAGTATATATGTCTAAGGGAGGTGTAGTAGTACAAGTTCCTTATACTGTCTACTACAACGGTGTGTCTTATAAAGTAAAAATCTACTCAGATTTAGATGCCCTAACACTTAACTCCATAGACTTTGATTCGATTAATACGTACAATTCTTATAATAATACTTATCCTAATGGTAGCTATAAGTTGGGTGATGTTGATTTTGACACCCCAATAACCATTAAGATTGCCATACAAGACCAGAGTGCTGGTTTGCCTTTGTATGAGCAAGAGTTCTTTATTATAACGAAGAAATCTCAATATGACTTATTAGATAATGGCTGTGAGAAATCACTGCTATTTGACTATACAGCTTTCAGCGGTATCATAAACAATAAAGTTTGGACAGACAAACAAGCCTCTTATGCTTCATCTTTGAATATTGTAAATGTAAATAATTACAGCTCCTCAATAGATGCAGCAGAGAAAATGCTCAGGTTGCAGAATACTTCTTATGCAATCATTAAGCCTGATTCAGGATATCAGTCAATTTCTCAGGTTTTACTAAATAGGTCTGCCCCAGCTTTCACCCTTTCAATTAGTTTTAAGGCTGATTTCCACCCTGACGATTATAGAACCATATTCCAATTTGCCAATCTCTATACTGAGGAGCATGAATATGAACCTCAGAGAGGTATTGTCATAAGAGACCATATGCTCTATGTGGGTGCGAATACCTTAACCTTGGAAGATGATACCCTGAATAATATAACAATCTCTTATGCCAGAAATGAAGGAGAAACCTTTGGCTCAGCATTTGTCTATATAGATGGTGTTCCTGAGGCTGTATTCCAGATTAAGGCAACAGATATTATTCCTGATTCAACAGCAAATATCTATCTTGCTTGCTCGGAAAAAGATGGTAAAACAATGTACTATTGTGACACTAATATATATAGGGTTACAATGTATAATGCCTGTCTTAATCCTTACCAGATTCTGTATGATTATGCAAATACACTTGCATATATGAATCCAACAGAAGAAGGACAGATAGATGCTTCATATATCGAGGAATGTCTAAAGAGAAACTTTGTATCAACTTCAGAAGATGGAACAAGAACCTCATTATTGTGGAGTACAACAAACTCATTTAACAACAATAATAGTGATTTTTCAGACTGTTTTAACGTAGGTAATCTCGTTGGTGGTACTCCTATATCTCTAAAGGACACACTTGCCAATTATGACATTCCTATTCCTCTTATGCTGATTGATGTATCTTCAGCAGATGCTTGGACATGGAAAAACTTCATAACTCCTAATTCAGGGTTAAATCAGGTAAGTGGTTGTAGATTCCAATATCTCGACCAAACTCAGGATAACAAATCAATTATTACAGGCTACTGTAATGTAAGTGTGCAGGGTACATCAACTTTGGCAGACTTCATTAAAAACTTGAATATTGAGTTCTCGGATAATACAGTATTTATTCCAAGAAAGAATTGGTTTCCTGAGACAACCTACACCTTGAAAGCTGATATTGTAGACTCCTCTCACTCACTCAATGCCTCAATAGGTAAATTTGTGAATGAAGAATTAGGACTAAAGTATAATGATGATGGTACTCTCCAGAGTACAGATTCATGGTATCCTTATTCTGAGACAGTTCTTGAGTCTTATTCCAGCCAAAAGAAAAACACCAAGTCAGCTATAAGTACCTATTTCCCTCATGCCTCATTAAAGCATGGTGTAGAGGGATTCCCTGTATTTGTTATCCTACAATTCGCAGGAGGAAAAACAGCTACACTGGGTATTTACCAGTTTATCTTAGGCCGTAATTCCCCAAGGAACTTAGGGTATGAAATCATTACAGGAGTTGAGGGCATGGAATCTGATATTATCTATCCTTATTATAATGATAATGTACAGATAACCACTACTGATATTAAAGGCTACTGGGTGGAAATGACTGAGAATAACACCTTTGGAGTTAGTGACAACTTCCAGGAGCTTGAGGAAGATGATATTAGAAAAACCAAACTCACTGGAGCTTTCTGGCAGACTGATGGAATCAGGGAAACAACAGCATCCTATTCTCATGGTTTATACTATGATAAAGTAGCTGAAATAAAATATACTAATTTAGGCGCTGAGGCAGTTTCAAGCTTATATAATCTGCCACCCTTTGCCAAGTTTGTAAATGCAGTACAACAGCTTCCTGTGACCAATAGGAGGTATTCTAAGAATGGAGCATCATCTTTAACCAGAAACTCATTTATGAATATCGACTATCCTAAGTATCAATATCAGGAAGTTGGTACTAATACAGACTGGGTTGAGGTTTCAGGTGAATATAATCATATAGCCAGCAGGGGTGATGAACTTAATGGCATCTTGAATGACCTAAATATAGAGAGTATTTCCAAAGTATTTGTCATTTATATGCTCTATGGATTGCTTGATAACTTTCAGAAGAATATGCCACTTAAATTCTATCAGAAAAAAGATGGCACATGGGAAAATGCAATCATAGGTATATATGATACTGACTCTGGAATTGGAGCTACCAATGAAGCTGATATAAAAGTTACCCCATATCTTTGGTTGTGCAACTTTAAAAACGTGGATAAACAGCTTGTGGAAACCAGTGAGGTATTTGACCCTAATAAGGTTACTACTATTATTGGTAATTCAAACAAGTTATGGTACTTAGATACAGCTCATTTGAATTATTCAATGGAGCAAGGTTGGTCAGATGATGGCAGTATTTATACTTCTCAATGGTATTCACTCATTAATAAGCTGGGAGTCAGCAAGTTATCTGAGATAGTAGACCTATTTATGGATAAATACTTCCTGCCTCAAACAGAGGGTTGTGGTGAAATCCTGTTCAACCTTACATACTTTACTAAGTATTTGAATAAATATGAGCAAAATGGCACTGAGGTAAATCAGTACTCAAAGCTACATGGAAGAAGAATAGCTCAAGTAAGAAGCTGGCTTAATAAGCGAGTTAACTTCCTTGACTCATTATTTACTTCTATGGGGTCTACAATGCCATCTGCTCAGCAAACAGTGCTTGGTGGCAATGTCAACCTATCTACTGGTTCTGCTCCTACATTCAATCTTACAACAAATCATCCTATGGTGATTGCTGTAGACTCTCAGGGTTCAAATAATCAGTTTGTCTACATGGAGCCAAATGTGGAAACAGAGGTTTATTGGGGTTCATCTGATGTGACTTCTCAGCAGGTATCTCATACTATCTCTTATCCAGACAGTATTCAGAAGTTAGGTAATGCTCAATATAAGCTAAGTGATATATATTACCAGAAGATTTCAGGTGGAGCACTGCCATATTTGACAGAATTTGATGTAAGTAACTGCACTAAGATTGAATCTCTCAATGCTGATGGTATGTCCAACTTTAAAAAGAATGGCAAATCTGAGCTTAGAGTTATTGATTGTACTGGTACAGCTAAAACCTCTATGTCAGGATTTAACTTTATCCTTAATCTTAGAGAAGGTTTCCAGAAACTTCAGGAGCTAAACATTAGGAACAGTTGTGTAACTCAGATTGAATTACCTACTGACCCTTCTATTCCTATTGCTTCTTTGGATGTTATGGGTAGCCAGTTGACAAGTATTAAGCTTGATGCTCAAAATCTTTTGACTACAATCAACCTGACTAACTGTTCTAAGCTGACAGAGCTTGAAATTCTTAACTGTGAGCAGTTTACAACATTGTCATTAGATAAAACTCAAAGCTCGTTAAAGACTGTTTCCATTAACTCTGACTTCTTTGAGTCATTTAGTTGTATTGATAATAAGTCAGTTACCACTATTACCATAAACTCAAGTTCATTAAAGAGTGTCTATATCACTGGTTGTGAGAAACTTACATCAGTAACTATTAATGGTACAAGCCTCCAGAGTTTGGATTTACATAAAAATGCAGCATTATCTTACTTGGCCATCAATAAGCCACCTAAGAAATTGAATACGCTCAATCTAAATACTACACTGATTAGCACTATTCATTATGATACAGGTGCTCAGTATGATGGTTGGATGGATTTAAGCTGTTTCTCTGAGATATCCTATCTGGATTTGAATAACAACACAACTCTAAAGGAGATTGGGTTTGCCAATGATAGAGATAATCCATTTGTTCTAAAGAGCTATTTTACCCAGTGTCCTAATCTTGAAAGGATTTATGGCCATGTGGATATAGCTGCATCAGGAATGTTTAGTGGTTGCAAGAAGTTCTCGTTGTTTGGAGCTACAAAAGAGGGGTCTATGTTTATGGAAAGAAATACATACGACTCTACAAACAAGAAAACAATCCACCCAACTGAGGAATCAGCTTTCTGGGATAGTGAAAACAATAGGATGGCTTTTGATGATTGGAGTATTGGAGCTACAAACTATACTGTATCAGCTACCGGTTTGGCTTCTTGCTTTGCTAATACAGCTTGTACAGTGTGGGATATTTATTATATCCTTTGTCAGATTGGCCCTAATACAACAAATCTATTTGGTGCTTTCCAGAATATCTCAAATGGATTCAATGGGCAATCAGAAAATGATTCTCCTCATAGGAAAACATTTATGAATTGTGGTAATGTGACAAACATTAATTACATATTCTACAATTCATCGACCAATATAGAGCTTGTTGGTCCATCAGTAGTAATCAAGAATTTCAAATTCACAGAGGAAATCAGTGAGGATAATGGCTTAATGAGTCCTCTTGTTAACCTTGAATACTTCACTGATATGTTCTCAGGCAGTTATTATTGCAGCAGACATTTCTTCAGACGAAAAGAGGGTAACTATAAATTCAAGACTCTATCTTATTTCAGACCAAGATGTGTGCTTCAATTCACTGAAACCCTAAAGCCTGGCACTATATTGAATCTTGGAGCTGATGGAGTGCTCTATTATATCAATAGTGAGAATACTGAGGTAGGAGATTTCAGTAACTTCTTTGAGAATATGCCTGAGATTGAATCAATCATTGCTTCATTGGATTCAATGTGGTATATAGATTTTGACAAATGCAACAGGATTATACCTAAGAATGTCACTAAGGTTGAGGGTTCATTCACCTCTATGTACAGTAGGGGAATTTTGAAGATACCTGAACTATTCGAAAATCCTGAAAAGTTGGAATCCTTAAAAGGCTCATTCTTCTCCTCGAATATCAAGGGAGATATATACAGTACTTTGTATATAAATAATGACACCTTTAAAGGAATGACTTCTCTTAAGACAATAGGGCTTGATACTAATAGCAATAACAGTTATGCTTTCTATGGTAATGGTCTTATAAAGGTTATTAATTCAGGAGTCTTCCCATACAGCATTTTAAGCCCCTGTAAGGACACTATTGAAGATGTAAGCTATTTGTTCAGTGATATAGAATACAACGAAGCCTTGGGCACTGTAGAGCTTCCTGGGACATTATTTATTAATACTCCCAACATCTCTACCTTGCTTGGAACATTTGCTTACTTCAATAATCCTTATACCCTGACTTCTGAGGGATTCAAGAACTGTCCCAATATTTCCAATGTAAGGGAAATGTTCAAGAATACTGATAGCTGGAGCTGTAAGATGGTAGGTGGTATTCCTAAGAAATTCCTTTTCCACGGTTACTCAGGAGAGAAGACTTATAGTTATACCTACTTAGACCCAGATTCCAATATAGACCCAACAGCCTATTATGTGGAAGATGGTGTTACTTACTTCCCTGAAGTACCTGATGACCACATAAGACATCTTGAATTTACGGTTAAAGTGCCAAGGTCTAACATTAAGACTATTGCAGGTTGCTTTACAGGTATCAATTCTGATGCTTATGAGAATGAAAATCCTGAAATAGAGAACAATCCTGACTACAAGCCATTCAAATATTACATGGTTAATGATGTTTGGTTTGAGGTTGAGCCTAATTACAAGCCCTACACTTATATGTGGGAGTTTGATGGAGTCAATCACCCAGTAGAGAATATTGATAATTATCAGAGTTATGATGATAACCATGATGAAAACATCAGAGATGGTAAAACTTTTGGGTCTGCTGGTACTATACCATGTAGCTTGAACTTCATTACCCCTCCTGATTTTCTTCGGTATTGTGGTTCTGCAACTGATTTAAGCAACCTATTCAATAGTAATAGAGCGGTAGTCAATTACAGTAGCTTAACTTCTGATACATCTGATTATCTATACTTAGGATTGAAAGGCAGAATTTGCCCCTATATGCTCAAACCTGTAACAAGTGTTACAACTATTTCAAATATGTTTAATGGTTGTACTCTGATTTCAGGCTATACATATGAGTCACAATACTTCCTGATTCCAAAGAGCTTCTTTAAGTATACAGCTAATCTTACTAACCTTGAGAGTTGTTGGTATAATAATGTGTTCAATTATAATATTACTCTTGATGTATTTAGCGCAGGAGCTAACTCCAAGAAAGCATTGAGTGTTGCTAATGCTTTTGGAAGCTGTATGTACAATACTACTGATAAAACCTCAGCTTATGTTGGGCCTATCTTCAGGGGAATCTCAATATATTCTCTTGCAGGATGTTTTGCAGTAAGAGGTTCAAGTGGAACAGGTACTCCAGGTGTCATCAATAAGCAGTATATAACCTTTGATACAGTCTTTGATAAAAACAAAATTGAAGAAGGAAAGGATACTGGAGTATTCAGTGGCTATGCTAAGGGTTATGTGACATTCAAGAATCCAGCATTGAGGACAGATATAGATTCAGGCAACTATAAGTATTTCGATGGAACTTCAGATTTCGATGAAACAAATTAAAACTTTGTTGTAACTAAAGTGAAATATTTATAATATTGCTTTTGAAGATTTTTCTAACTATCTTTGCCTTTGAGTCTTACCAGATTTGGAGGCAAAGATTTTTTAATTAAACAATAATATTATGAGAATAGACTATATTGAAAGAAGTAATTTCGAGCCAAAGAATAAGAATGTATTGTGGCTTCACAATGGTGTATTCAAATATTGGAATGGCGGCTGGGTAACAATAGCAGGAACTGGGGATGGTACTGTTACTGGTGATATGCAAGCAGCCTATGATTACACTGATGCTCAAATTAAGAAGGTCAACAAGAATGTGACCTCAATCGGTGATTCACTAAACAATATGAATGCCACAATCTCAAAGATGCAGGAGGAGCTTGATGATTATTCAGAAGATACAACTACCTTGAGTGATTCACTTGAGAAGTTGCAGTCTGAGATTACTTCTACTACTGAGAATCTTAATGAGATTAAAAATTGGTATGAATATTCTTAAATTAATTCTTTCCATTTCACTTATATGTGTAATGGGTTCTTGTAGGACAATAACAAGAACTATTGAAACTGAGGTACCTGTACCTGTGGAGGTAATCAAAAAAGAGTATGTTTATAGCTATAACTATGACAGCATTGCTCAAAGAGATAGTGTGGATAGGTACACCAGGAATGACACAACTTTCATTTACAGGGAAAAAGAGGTCTGGAAATACAAGGTTAGGGTTGACACCATAACCCAGACTGACAGTATTCAAGTACCTGTGGAAGTTAGGACAACAGAGACTATAACAAAGGAGGTGAATGTATTATATTGGTGGCAAAAGATTCTATTGTGGATAGGCGGTGCTTCCTTAATTGGATTATTGTGCTGTTTATTTAATGTGGGGTCTTTTATTAAAAAGATTATTAACACTATTAGAAAACAATGACGTATGTTTGAGGCTTTAATTACAGGCGTCGTGGGAGTCATAGTAGCATGGCTAACCCATATGATTACCAAAAAGAAGTACACAAGTGAAGTGGAGAACAGCAATATCAAAAATATGCACGATTCACTGGACTTCTACAAAGAGCTGAGTGATGACCAGCAATCCCGCATTACCACCTTTATGGACCAAAATGAGGGGCTTGCACATAAGGTTGAATTACTTGAGCAACAGGTTAGAGAGTTGAAGCAGGTAGTGGAAAACACTGAGAAGCTGAAACAGGAAAACCAAAATATCAAAGATGAGAACCAATCTTTGAGGCTTGAAAATCAAGCACTTAGAGATAAGCTCGATGAAATCCTTTCTATTAACGTATTACCAGTAGAGGTAAAGCCAAAGAAGAATACTAAGAAAAAGAAATCAGACTAAGGTAGAGTAGTTTTTTTCATATGAATAACTATAGGATTAGTAATAGGCAGTATAAAGTTTTCTTGATACTTCTAAAGTATGCTCCTTGCTTATTAGCTGTGCTTACGTTCTTTAAGGTTATTCTTAGATTCATAGGAGTTGAGAGTTCTGCTATCTACGGAATAATAGACCCCTCACTCTTTACAGTCCTGGGAATAATGTACCTTTCACTATTATTCAAATACTGTTGGGTTCATAGAGTAGGACTATACTACATTATACTGATTGACATTTATAATTTATTCGGAAACTTTTTCAGGAATGTGATGGAATTAAATGTGCATCCATATTTCATAGGATTACTTCTTTCTACTTTTACCCTGCTCATTTATTTATTATTTGGATATGATAAAAGTAATAAGAAATTTATTAGGCAAAATAGTTGATGATATAGATGCTGGAAATTCCAACATAACAGAGTTTGAAGCAGAGGAGGTTATAGAGTTGCTTAGGAAATACTCAAACAATCAGGAGGGTATGAGCAAATATCAGGCTTACACCTACCTGAATATGAGTAGAGCTTCCTTTGATAATCAGGTTAGAGAGGGTAAGCTCCCAAAGGGAACTCATGTACAAGGCTTCAAAGAACTCAGATGGTACAAAAAGGATTTGGATAAATATAGAAAATCTTATAAATCCTAACCCATGAGAGACATCAAGGAAATAATAGTACATTGCTCAGCTACTCCAGAAGGCAGAAATGTCGATGTAGCTGAAATAACAAAATGGCATTTAGCAAGAGGATTCAAAACCATCGGCTATCATTATGTTATTTATTTAGATGGAAGTGTTCACAAAGGCAGAGATGAAGATGAGGTTGGCGCACATTGCCTGAATCATAATTCTATTTCTATAGGAATTTGCTATATAGGTGGACTGGCTAAAGATGCTAAAACTTCCAAAGACACAAGAACAGAGGCTCAGAAGACAGCGTTAACTGAATTGTTGAAAGAGCTAAAGAGCAGGTATCCTAAGGCAAAGATTTATGGACATAGAGATTTTGCCCAAAAAGATTGCCCCTGTTTTGATGCTACCAAAGAGTACGCATCCTTATAGTAAAACATTACTATATACTAACCCCTGGTTATCAATATGATAGCTGGGGGTTTTTCGTGTAATTAGCAATGATAGGTTTTTAAAAATAAAGTTTATAACTTTGCACAGTAAGCTTACAAATCTGAGACCTATAATCTAATTCACTTCTAATTTATTTGTTATGGAAATTGAAGATAACAAAAAGTATGCCAGCAACTCAAAAGGAAACGCCGCTCTTACCACAGGTATTATCGGCACTGCGTTGGGTGGCCTATTGGCTCTTGGTGGTGGCAGTGGCCTATTTGGCGGTGGTGGTATAGCTGCTGTAGCTGAAAAGGAAAATGCTGACTATGTAGATATCACCAAGCAGTATTATCAGGGACAAATTTCTAACATTCGTGAGATTCAGTCAATGTATGAGCAGTTGAACAACAAGATTGTTGATTCTTCTTTCGCTCTTTACAAGAATCAGAGGGATGAGAAAGATGCTCTCCTCGCTCGTATTTCTGCCCTTGAAACCAAGCAAGCTGTTGATGCAGCTATTGAACCTTGGAGAGCAAAGGTGCTTGAAATGCAAATTGGCGGTGTAGCTGCACAGTCACAAGCTGCACTTGCTATGGAGGCTGAAAGACGTCAGTTTGCAGACAATACTATCGTAGGTTATGTGAACAATACTTTCTATCCAGTTAGTATTGCTTCTGTAACTGTTAGTACAACTGCTTCTACTTCTAAGTCAACCTTCAACCCCTTGGCTGGTTTGACTACTCCGATTCTTCCTGCTCCTCCAGTAGTGTAAGAAATTGAGTAGATGATTGGGTAGGGGTGCCATTGCACCTCTACCTTTTTTATTTTGATTAAATTTAAAACTTAAAATATTATGGCAATAGTTTATACTCCTGTGATAGCAAACCAAACTTCTACCACAGGCTCAACCGCAGGCATTAAGCCAACCTACAATATTGAGGATGGCAGAAATGTTACAGGTAATAATATAACTGCTCCCAGTGCTTTCAATACTGATGCAGTATTAGCTACTGCTGTTGATGGTTTCTCTAAGGGCAAGGCTTCTGGTATGCTCGAAGATAACTTAGGGCAATATGTTATCACAGATGTATCACAATTGATTACCAACTGGTATGAGGCTTTCAACAATTACTACTCCAAAGTTCAGGATGCTATAACCAATAACGATACAAACTTCCTTGAGAATTATGTATTCTATGTTACTGATGTAGCTACTGACACTACTTCAACTCCAGCAACTACCACTACAAGTGGCTCAAGCACACCTTAAAACTTTAGATTATGGCAAATACATTTAGTACTGTAATAAATAACATTGATACTATTCTTGAGGGATATCATTTTACAGAGATGTATCCTGAAAGATATAGTTCTACACCTACGAAGTCATTTGCTACTAAAGCTGATGCAACCACTTATGCTCAAAGTCTGGTAAGTAAGTTCACTGACTATAAGACCAAGCTCCAAACTCAGGCTGATGTAATTAACAAGAAGCTGCAAACCCTGCTTGATAAAAAGAACTCAGCAAATACAGACACCACTAAAAAGTGGAATATGGTTAAGCTCTATGCAGGAGTTTGTACTGGTTCTTATTCTGACTTCATATACAACTCTGCTGGCGTTGTAAGGCATCTTGCAAATACTAATAGGGTTAACGATATAGTTTACTGGGGCACAGATAAGAATGTTGATAATGGGCTTTGGAAGGGCATTGTATGGTGGATATCTCCCTCATGGGGAACTCCTTGGACTCAGTATACTCAGTTGTTGATTTCTGACTCTGAGAAAACCACAGCCCAAAATGCTATAGCCTCAGGAGTTGAGCCAGGCACTACTACAACAACAGTAACTACTACAACCTCCTCAAGTCAAGGTACTACTCAGAGTTCTACAACAACTACAACAACTGACTGGTATCTCACTCCTTGGGACACCAATAATTATACATGGAGTTCTAAGGGAGTTCTTGATAGAGGTTGGCAGTGGTATACAGATAGCAGCAAAGGCCCCAATTATGCAATGCTTCAGCAGGCTAACTACAATGATACCATGATGAACTCAATGGCACCATTGACTACCTTGATGAATAAGTGGGTGGCATATTATAAGAACATCTGCCAGATAGCAACCCTAAGAGGAGCTAATGCAATAATAAAGCAATTTAAGGAAGTCATCATACCATCTGTTCCCAAGAAATACTATGACACAACATCTTGGGATAGAGAATATGACTTAGACCTTGAGACTCAGTATCTTGACCATGCAACCAATAATAGTGAAACCTATTATTCAGGTCAAGAAACCTGTGCTAAGTTTATGGCTGATTTCAAATATAATCAGATGCCTAAGGCTACACAGGCTACAATAACTGATACTACTACTGAGGATGCCTCATGGATTTGCTATTCTTGGTATAATTACAACAATAATACCACAATGTATTCTACTCCTGCATTGCTCGCTCAACAGAAATCAGCAAGTAGTAATACTGCAACCCCAGCAGATGACAGCTATCTAAAGAGTGCCAACATTGATACTCTTGCTGAGCTTCTTGAAAGGTATGATGGTTTAAGTGCATATACAGCAGTAACCCCTGACGGTCTTATTACATTTGAGCAGTATTTCTATGACAACCTCAATGCAGCTAAGGCAGGATGGAAAGCAAAAACAGGTATGACGCTTTCTCCTTATTGCTTGGGAACAAAGAAGAAGGATGGTACAGACAATACCACTGGTGTAGCTTCTAAGCCTGATGGTTCAGGGTTGAATGCTACTTCTGGCACACTTAACATGAGTTCAGACTCTTTAGCTAAATCCACTACAAGAAGGAATACAAGGTGGACTGGCCAAACTTCACAACCTTCAAGTGTTGTTACAAGTGGCTCTAATGCAGAAAGTGCAATCTATGCAGCCAACTTACAGTCAGCTCAATATACTTATGTAAATATACCTGACCCAGATTATGCACCAACAGCAGCATCTAATGGTAGTCCATGTACAGTTACCTATGGAAAGAATGCTACAACAAATCAGGCTACATACTTTGCTACTGGTTCAACAAATGCTGTCTATGGATTCTCGTCAATTGTAATTTTCAAGAGGTGGCATCAGACTGAGTGGTATCTTGTAGGGCCTAATACAGCTCCCTCAAATGCAGGAACTCAGAGCTACCAGTATGCAAGAATGTTCAGGCAGAATAAGGCTGACTTCTCAAGCTATTACAGATTGATTTCTCGCTTGTATAATGATGCTCAGACCATTCTTACTTGGGCTTTATCTAAGTATGACACTGATGGAAGTGTGGCTAAATTCATCAAGGAAAATAATTGCGATATCATTGATGAACCTTGGGGTATGACCTATGTATTCAATGACTACTACAATTGGTCAGATGATACTTGGACTGATAATTTCTTGCAGTATAGCTGTAGGTTCAATAAGGACTTATGTATATTCAAGTCTGATATTCTTAGTGGTTCTATTAAGGTTGGCGCAGATGAGTATTAATTTTAAAATGAAATATTATGGCTAATACATACGCAGCAGAAGTTAATACAATATACAGGAATCTTGAAAACTCAGTAGTGGCTAATGATGGCTCACACTTTTATTCAAGGCAGACTTCATTAGAACCCTCATGGTGTGAGACTAAGCTCATTAAATTCAACAACAGGCAGGATTTAGTTAACTTTATCACTGAGCAGAATTGGAGATACTTTACTTATTTCCAGCAGCTTGATAATGCCTACAATAAGGTTTTCAATCAGGCTATGGCTCTCAGGGAAAAACATAATGCCGCTGTTAGTGCTTTCAAGACCGCAAAGGCTGATACTACTTATTCTACGCAGACAACTATTGATGGTAATACAGTTGATAGCGCTGGTACAGATACAACTAAGACAGCTACAGATCTCCAGACTGCATATCTTGAGAAATTAATCAAGGCAGTCAGTGGTACATTTGGAACTTGGAAGTTTGCCTACAATGAGGCTAATCCTCTTTGGTGTTATGCTCCTCATGGACACTATGGTTGGTTTGATGATTGTAAGACCTACTACAACTGTTTAGCTTCTTCCTGGCTTAAATATGATGGCTTATATGATGGCTCAGTTTGTGGTATGAGATTTAGGATGAAGTTGCCTGACTATGTATTCCCTTCTTTATGGAATGATGGAACATTCACTTCTCAAGCTGGCTCTATGACAGATTATGAGAATCTATGGAAGGCTTATTACAATACTTTGATTAATGCAGCAGCCAATGTTCGCTCAGGAGCTTCTGTAACCAGTAAGTACCTCATAGACCAATGCAAGGCTATGTCAGTACCTAAAAAGTATTATGATATAAGAGATGGCTCAGGAGGTGCTAATGCTACTGTAGCAATTGTAACCAACAACCTGACTTCAGGAGATACTTATAGCTACTGGGTACCAGAATCATCTGCTGGAGCAGGATTCGTTAAAGCTCTCAAGAATATGGCTAAGGATATGATTGATTGGAAATACAACAGAGTTCCTACGATGATAGCCCCTTATGTTACTAAGGCTAATGAAGCTCTTGAATACCTCAAGAAAAAGGATAGCACAGGAGAATTTGAGGCATGGGTTAACTCAAGTGGATTTAAGATACATCAGAATCCTTATGGTGCTACACTGGTTTATAATGATTATACTGGTGGGCAACATCTTGAGAATAGCAAGTGGAATGACAAAACTAATAAGTATTATGCAGCTTATAGTCCTTGTCCTACTAACTTGACTTACTGGAATCCTTTTAACAGGGATTTGTATTGCGCAAAATCAGACCTTGATTCAGGAAGAATCAAAATAAATAAAGGTGATTACTAATACTTAAACTTTAGACTATGTACAACAATATATACCTGGGTGGCAGCCCTGATACTGCTGGTCTTTCAGTGGAATCTTTGGACTCACAAATTAGGCAGTTAAATGCTTATAGGGCAAGACTTCAGGAACTACAACAATCCTCTATACAAGCTCCTGAGGCTCAGAAGAAGTCATTGTGGACTTCATTAGACCAAGAGCTTGAAACCATGACAAGCGAACAGATGGCAAGGTTAAATTCCAATAGTGAATACCAAACTTCGTATAGTAATATACAGACCTTAGTCCAACAAGAGCTTATGAACTTAGTCAAGAATAAAATTGAGACTTCGGAGAATGGCAAGAAATTATTGGAGTCTCATTTAGCCTTAACTAAAGAACTCAAGACTCAGATAATGACAGATGCAAGAAAGGAGATGGAGTTGTTCCTGAAGTTTAAAGATTATGCTAAGAACAATCCTAATTCAACTTATGAAGATTTTTTAAAGAATAACGTATGATTACAACAGATGAAATTTCAATAAGAATGGAAAAGGGTGCAGGTTATCTTGTTGATACTCTGGCTAAAGATTTTCCAATTGTAAACCTTGCTAAACCTATGATTAGCAGAGTGGTGAAAAACAGCATGGGCAAAGTAACCAAGTATTGTGAATTACTTGCCGATGAAAAAGGAATGGTGGACTTTAATAGCCTGGTGGATGAAATTTTTGCCAATGCCATAAACTCTAAGCCTTTCACAATTCCAGCAGGAAGTTTGGGGGATATTGAGTTTGGCAGTGGCAGTATTAAAGTCCCTATTCCATTCACCCAAAAGGTCGCAAGTTTTGGAACTGAGGAAATTAATGCAGTTAAACGAATACTTAAAAATCTATAAGTATGTGTGATTTAATAACAGCACTAAAAGACCACAACCTCTATGACCCAGTAAAGGAGCTTGTGGAAGATATAATGACAAATGGTAAAAGTACAAGAGCAAAACAAAATCAAGGAATAACGGATGAACAAGAAGCCAGAAATATCGTTAGAGGTATGTGGCATAGAACAAGAGGAACAAGGTACACTGGGGAAATCTACAGTATGGATTGCGCAAAAGAAGTATATATAAAATATGGATTGGCTACTAATACAGCAACCATTCCTGAAGTTTATATAGCAATCAATGCACAGTGCCATGATTATTGCAATATGTTCTTCGATTGGTTTAAAGCTAATTCATATGAAGATATTAAAAAGTATGTAATCGAATCTGCTGTTTCCTTCTGGTTCAGGGATGAAGATTACTTGCATAGTTCAAAAGTGTATAGGTATTTTAAAGGGTGATTGGTTGGGGGAGCAAGGGATTGTTCCCCCTTTCTTTTACAAGTGGTTTACTTTATTGTATATAAATACAGGATTTATGCAGTTGTCTAAGTGAACCTTTTAAGTTATCTTTGCACTTGCAAATATTAAAAACTGAGTATATGGATGAACTAACAGTAGACAACATTCTTACAGACATGGATATTGAAAACCTGTTTGTAGATAAACAGGCTGAACCACCTGAGGAGAAACAGGATGAGCCTAATGAAAAACAAGAACCCAAGGAAGAAGAAGTAAATGTTGACACCTTGTTTGATGGTGGCAACACTGTTGAAGAACCTAAGAACGATAAAGAAATTAAAACCCCCGATTCTACAAGTTCAAACAACAACAGCATTTTCTCTTCCATTACTCAGGCTCTTGTAGATGAGGGGGTTTTCTCTGAACTCAATGAGGAAGTAATTAAAGGGACTAATTCGGCAGAGGCTTTTAAGAAGCTGATTGAAGATAAGATTCAAGAAGGGCTTGATGAAACACAGAAAAGAATTAATAAAGCTTTGGGTGTTGGTGTAGAGCCTGATGATATTACTAACTACGAGAATACACTATACCAGCTTAACAATATCACCGAGGAGCTTATCTCAAAAGAAGATGAGCAGGGTGAGAACCTCAGAAAGCAATTAATCTATCAGGACTACATTAACCGAGGATTCTCTCAGGAGAAAGCCCAGAAAGAGGTTAAGAAATCTCTTAATGCAGGAACTGATATAGAAGATGCTAAAGAGGCTTTGGAAAGCAATAAAGACTTCTTTAAGACTCAGTATGACAAATTGATTGAGGATGCTGAGAAGCAGAAGAATGAGAAGCAAAAAGAGATTGACGACTCTGTTGCCAAGCTTAAAAAATCAATCCTTGAAGATAAGGAATTATTTGGTGATTATGAAATTGACAAAAACACTCGTCAAAGGATAGTGGACAATATTTCCAAACCCACTTACAGAGACCCTAAGACAGGGAGAAGCTATACAGCTCTACAGAGGTATGAGCTTGAGAACAAGGTTGACTTTGTGAAAAACCTTGGAATTATTTTTACGCTGACTGATGGTTTCAAAAACCTTGATGGATTTACTAAGGGTAAAGTAAGAAAGGAAGTTAAGAAGGGTTTGGCTGAATTGGAAAACACTCTTAATAATACTAACAGAAATTCAGATGGCACTTTGAACTTTGCTAATGGAGGAGACCCTAACTCTTTCCTGAGTAAAGGGTGGAAGTTTGATTTCTAAAACTTATTTTAACCTTATAAATTAATTATTTATGGCAGGACAGCTAAGAAAGTACCAAATGCTTGGCTTTCAGCACTGGAAGGGTCTAACTAAGGCTAACCACCTTGGTTCTATCTTTAGGCAAGCTCCCCAGAAGGCAACCAATGTCATGGTTAATCTTCTGGCTTGGAATAAAGGTAAGACTTTGGATACCTTCCTTTCGCAGTTTGCTACTAAGCAGTTTGATGATGATTCAGAAATCTACTGGGAAGTTACAGGTTCAAATAGACGCAATATTCCCTTGGTAGAAGCAAGAGATGAAGAAGGTAATGTAGTTACAGAAACAGCAGGTATGATTGGCGCAGGAACAGCTCCTTTCTATCTTGTATTTGATGAAGATTGGTTTGCTGATGGTGAAGTAATCGTAGGTAATCTCAATGAGGTTTATCCTATGAGAATCCTTGGCAATGCTCGCATGGAGGGAACCCATGCTTGTTACAAGGTGGAACTTATGGGTGGTAATACTGATGGTATTCCCGCTGAACGCCTACAAGCAGGTGAGAAATTCAGCTATGAATATGCTCCCATAGAGCGCAGCCTCTCAAGGAAAGTTGGTGATGTAAGATTTAGTTCTCCTATTGCAATGAGGAATGAGTGGTCTTACATTCGTATTCAGCATAAAGTTCCTGGTGATATGCTCAACAAGAAGTTGGCAGTAGGTCTTCCTATTATGTCAGAAACTACTTCTGGTGTTAAGCAGACTTCTGTAGCTAATACTTGGATGCACTACGCAGACTGGGAAGTTGAAAATACATTCTCTGAATACAAGAATAACATCCTTGCTTTTGGTCGTTCAAACAGAAATAAGAATGGCGAATATATGAACATTGGTAAATCTGGTGAAGAAATCCGCATGGGTGCTGGTCTCTTTGAGCAGATGGAAGTTTCAAATGTTCATTACTATAATAAGTTCTCAATTAAGCTTATTGAACGCGCTCTCCTTGAGCTTTCAATCTCTAAGCTTTCTATGGGTGACAGATACTTCCTTTTGAAGACTGGTGAGCGAGGTGAATTAGCTGCTTGATATTCAAGCATTGCGCCTCACCTATAAGAAATTATAGGAACAAATAATCGGGCAAAATCGGTGAAGTCCTTCAAAATTAATTTGGATAATACCGAGATAATTAGTAACTTTAAGAAGTTATTAACATTGTAACGAGTAGAGATTGAATTTTATGGATAAAGGAATTATTTACAAAATAACAAATCATGAAACAGGTATGGTTTACATAGGTAAAACAATACAAAATCTTCAAGAAAGAATAAGGAGTCATTTTTCAAAATGGAGCACCTGTACTAAATTGAAGAATGCCATAGAGGAATATGGTGAAGAATGTTTCAGTGTTGATGTTTTAGAAAAGGATATCCCTTATCCCAATCTTGATGCAAGAGAAGTTTATTATATCTCTTTATATGATTCTGTATCAAATGGATACAACACAAAAGAAGGCAATAAGAAGAAAACTAACAATAGAGATTTTCATAGAATAAGCCAAGTTGTTAGAAATAGAGTTTCCGAAGATTACCTAAATGGCATTAGTCCTTTGAATATAGCAGAACATTTTAAGATAAGTCTTACAGTGGTATACAATATTTTAGCTGAAGATGGCATAAAGAAAAGATATAATAAAGGTGGATTTAATAGCAAAGCTAAAATAAAAATAGATGAATTAATTAGGCTCAAAGCTGATGGGTACTCTATTTCTATGTTAGCAAAGCATTTCAATGTAGACAAATCAAGCATCAAGAGGATGGTCGCAAGACATAAAGATATAATATCTCCAAGAGTGTCCGACATCTTAGCAGGTAAAGCTGAAGATGAAAATGTACTCTGAACTTACAAGATGACAAATTGTAAGAACCTAAGGATAAAGAGCCTTAGGGATAACATATTTTGGCAATCCAGTTCCATAAAGCTGTTATGCAGGAAGTAAATGGTTGGACTCAGTTCACTCTTAATGGTGATGCCCTCAAGGTTGTATCACGCACTTCTTCTGAACTTAGTCCTAATGCTCTTACAGCAGGATTCCAGTTTGTTGAATATATGGCACCTAATGGTGTTCGAGTAAAAGTTGAGGTCGACCCATATTACGATGACCCAATAAGAAATAAAATTCAACATCCTGATGGAGGCCCTGCATTCTCATACAGATATGATATTATGGACATTGGTACAATGGACCAACCGAATATCTTCAAGTGTGAGGTTAAGGGTAAGAGTGAATACCGAGGCTACCAATGGGGGTTGAGAAATCCATTCACTGGTGCTATGGACAATGACCAAATGTCATTTGATGAAGATTCTGCTGTATTCCACAGAATGGCAACACTCGGTATTTGTGTACTTGACCCAACAAGAACAATGTCTATTATTCCTTCTATTCTCCAGGGATAATAATTCAAATAAGGGGGAGTAGGAAACTCCTACTTCCCTTTTTTTATTTTAATCATTTTAAAAGCCTAAACATGGAAGATATTAATATTGATGCTATTGATGACTCTCCTGTAGTTACTACTGCAACTGAGATTCCAAAGCAGAAAAAGAAAAAGGTTGAACAAACTTTCCAACCTACTCAGGAATACAGAACTCCTATCAACTGCCTGAGAAACAAGAAAGTTAAAGTTCGCCACATTAACAAACAAACAGGATTGGTTTCTAATCCCAAGCATGTGCTATATGGAGGTATGGCAGAGAATGCAGTCAGAGTATTCACTGTACCTATGTCACCCTCAGGCAGGTATGTCAGCATTATGACAGATGAAGAAAGAGAGTGTATTGAATCAGCTCTTAATCTTCCTTTCAATGCTCTCAACCCCTATGCCATTGAAAACAACTTCTGGGATGATGATAGGGATGGCAATATTAATCAGGTGAGACTTACCAAGCAAGATGTTATTCTTGACCTCTCAAAGCCTGAGGATTTCATTAAGTATAAAATCCTACTTGCCAATACAAACCTCATAGCTCCCTCTCTAACAGCTTTACATGATATGCCTAAAGCCAGCTATCAGTTTGTGATTGTTGATGCAGATGAGGAAACTAATATTGCTAAAAACAATATGTCATCCACTATGCAAGCATACATGGAGTTTGGTAAAATCAATACAGATGTTGACAAACTTCGCTTTATCATTGAAACTATGGATGGCAGACCTACATCAGCTAATAACAAACTTGAGTTCTTGCAGACTAAGGTTAACGAGCTTATTCAGGCTAATAGTAAGACCTTTGTATCTGTTATCACTGATAAATACTTTGACTTCAAGTTGCTCCTGAAGAAAGCTGTGGAGGAAAATATTGTATCAAACAGAAGTGGTTACTACTATCTTAGGGCTGACAACTCAGCATTGTGCGAGAGGAATGAAGAACCTACTATGACTATTGCAGCTAAGTATTTGGCTAATCCAGTACACCAGGATGTCCTGTTTGCTATTCAAGCTAAACTTCAAAAATAATAAAATATGAATCTCCAGGAATTTAGTAATGAATTTGATGTACTGTATAATAACATTACCTCAAACCAAGCTCCTGGGTTAAATGAGTACGAGAAATCAGTATTCTTAACCAAGGCTCAGTATCAAATTATCAAACACTATGCTAATCCAAGGTCTAACAAGGTTCAGCAGGGTTTAGATGAGAGTCCAAAGAGACAGATTGATTTCTCTACTCTCTATAAAACTGCATTAGGCGCAAGGAATACAAACCCTGTAAGACTATCTTTTGACACAAGAAGTCAGGCTTATATGATTCCTGAGGATGTATTTATCATTGTCAATGAGCAATGCCAGGGCAAAAAGATATATACAGTTCTACCTATTACTTCCGAGCAGTATGACACTCTGATGCAAAAGCCTTATCCTTATCCTCCTAAGAATATAGTATGGAGATTGCTTACAGAGCAACTTGATTTTGCTCCTCTTGTAGAGCTTATTGGCGGAGAGGAAAATATGTATTATAAAATCAGGTACATCAAAAGACCTCAGCCTATTATCCTTGAGGACTTGGAAGAAGATTACAGCATTGATGGCCAATCGGAAAAATCAGAATGTGAACTCCCAGAGGAAATCCATAATGAGGTTTTACAAAGGGCAGTGGAGTTAGCTTCACTTGCTTATAAGGGAGATTTGCAAGCTCAGTTGGCAGCAGGTTCAGTAAGCCAAACTGACATAGGTGTATTATCTCAAGGTAGTTAATTATGACAGTTAATGAAATCAGTAATGAGTTTGATGTATTAGCTCAGTCAGCAGCATCATCTCCAGCTAACTGGGGTTACTTCAATGAATATGAGAAGTCAGTATTCCTTACAAAGGCTCAGGAGCAGATTGTGATTGCAGCCTATACTGGAAACCTCAATGGAACTCCTTATGAGGGCAGCGAGGAATTAAGGCAATACCTCAGGGCTATTACAGTAGAGGAAACTTTAAGCCTAAAGGATGAAGATGATACAGTGGTTGCATCTTATCCTGATGACCTAATGTTTGTAGTTGAGGAAGATGCTATGGTGGATGGTAAAAGAGCCATAGTAGTTCCTATTAAACAAGACCACCTGTTCAAGATACTGAATAATCCATTTAGAGGCCCAAATTCGCGAAGATTAATAAAAGAGGATATAGATAACCAAATTGTATTACATTACAGCAGAAAGCCTGAGAAATACAATATCAAGTATATCCGTAGGCCTCAACCTATTGTTCTACAAAATATAGGAGATTTGGAAATTGAGGGTGTGTCAACAGTTTCAGAATGTGAATTAAATGAAATACTGCAAAGGAAAATAATAGACCTTGCAGTACGTCTGGCTCTCCAAAGTAAGGGAGTTGGACAATAATATTAACTTAACCTATTATAAATTATGGCTTGTTTTTCAGTCAACCAAAATCGCCAGCTTTATGTAGTGGATAAAGTGGCAGCTAAAGCAGTAACTAACGCAGATGCAGTAGGCTCTTGCTCAGCCCACAAAACTTTGGAGAATGAGATATTCTTCAAGTATGTAGGTAAGGGTGGTCTTATTAGGACTGACCTTGTTCCCAAGAACCATATTATCTCAGCAGTAAGCTCAGCTCCTAAGAACTATCATACTAAGGGTTTCAAGGTGCAGCTCAAAGATGATGTAAATAGTGGTAAACCTATCAGTGGTCAGGATTACCTATTGCGTATTGCAATCCATAACTTTGTTGGATTCTCTGATGAAGATGAGTACATCAAATGGGGTGTAGTTCATGCTCACTCTAATATGGATGCTTCTGACTTCTATGTGGAGATGGCTTACTCACTCCTTAGAGACCTCTCTCATGAAGTAATCCCGATGTTCAAGATTCACCTTACTTCTGGTGAGGCTTACACTGAGGTAACTCTTGACACCAAGAAATCAGCTCTTACAGGAGATTATGATGGTATTGCTATCTATGAAGTAGAGCAACCTTGGGAACTTGGTACTCGTCAAGTAACTCATGTTAAGTTTGATGTATATGGTGACAGAGTGCTCTTTGATGGTTGTGAGCACAACTGGGCTATTGTTCTAAAGGACAGTGGTGCAGCAGAAGAACTCCCCAATGGTAAAGAGATGGCAGACCTTGAATATTTCTGCATGGGTGAAAGAGGAGACCAATACCGCCAGGTTAATTGGCCCTATACTATGAAAACAGAATATCTCGTAGACCCCAATAAGTCTTATTACTCTGTAGATATTCACTATGCTTTCGTTGATGAAGGTGTATCAGTACAGAAGTCTGAGAAGACTATGACTTTCTTGACTACTACTAAGTCAGTAGCTGATGCTATCCTCGCAGAATTTAAGAAAGCCTAAAAATTAAGGGTGGGATTTTCCTGCCCTTTTTTTATTATAAAGAATTAGATTAGCCTATTGTATAAGTGATTAATTAATAATAACTTTGCAATAGGCTTTTAATTTATATAACTATGACTTATAGAGAATTAATATACATCATCCTTGACCAAATAAAGGCCACAAGTGATGATAGTGCAATAACTGAAGACCATGCTTTATTCCTTGCAAATAAAGTAAGAGCATTAATATTAAAGCAGCGTTATTCAGATGTAAAGCGGCAAATGCCCCTAAGTAATTACCAGACTATCAATGTTCCATTGGAGTTTGTTTCCCAACATAAAGGAGAATACTTATCTGAGGGTACAGTTGAAATTCCAACAATAATGACAATTGGTAGAGTATATGTAGGTAAGGGATTGAATACATCAATAACATTGGTGCCATTTGAAAGATTCCAATATACAGCTTCTAACAGGTTTGTCAAGTATTTAAAATACGCCACCATAGACCCTAAGCATAGATTCTACCTAAAGAGTTATACCGGTATAGCCAATATGGATTCAGTTGAAATTTCAGCTATATTCGAGAATCCTATTGAGGCCTCAGCTTTAGATGGCAGTAATCAAGACCTCTGGGATAAAGAATATCCTCTTGAAGAATCACTGGTATCTACTGTTATGGAACTGGTAGTCAAATACTTAGGTGGAGCAATCTATCAGCCAGCAGACCCAATTAATAATGCTGATGATGATTTGGCTAATCTACAGTCATTTATCAGAAGAAATATGAAGAAGAACTCATTAGGTGATAACTCAACTACAAGCAGCGATGAATGATTTTAGGAAAAAGATTTTAAAGGTTGATGGGCCAAGAACTCACACCATTAAAAACTCAATGGGTACTTATGACTTTTACAAGCAAATAAGGAGTGAGGGTTATGCTGGAATAGGACAAAGGATTACTGAACATCAATTCTACAGGATTACAAGGGTTTTAAATCAATACCTTGCCAACAATCTTGCAGAGGGTAAAACCATTAAGTTACCTCAAGGAATGGGTAAACTTGAGATAAGGAAGAAGCCAGCAGTAGTTAAGTACAAGGATGGAAAATTGATTAACAATATGTCAGTTGACTGGGATACAACCTTAAAGTTGTGGGCTGAAAACCCTCAGTGCATGGAAGCAAAAACTCTTGTAAGATTTAATAATCCTGAGTTCTTTCTGGTGAAGTATAATAAGTATAGGGCTGATTTCAATAATGTAACATTCTATAAATTTCAGCCAAACAGAGATATAAAGACTAATCTCAAGAGATTAATAAGAAAAGGTTTAATTGACGCACATCTTTTGTATGAATAATTCATTTGTATCAATAAAGGTGGTTCTTGATAATATTCTTGACCACCCATTACTTCAAGATGTAACTCTTGAAAGAGCTGTAGTTTATGCAGCAGAGTTTATCAGGCTTCTTGGTGTCCCTGATTGTTATGAGGATAAGATTGACACAATAGAAGTAAAAGACCATATAGGATATCTTCCTGAAGATACTGTTGATATTATTCAGGTAAGAGATGCCAAAACTCAAAGAATGTATAATTATACAACTTCAAGTTTCCATGGTAGAGATTCAGGTGATGATTTCACCTACAAGAGACAAGGTAATGTTGTAGTCTTATCCACCAAGGAAACTGAGGTTGAGGTTGCCTATACTTCTATGGTTCTCGATGAATTTGGTTTCCCTATGATTCCTGATGCACCATCAGTAACCAGAGCACTGGAACTATATATAAAGAATAAGAGATTTACAATACTGTTTGACCAAGGAAAAATCAATGGACAAGCATTAGCGAATGCTCAATCTGAATATGGATTTGCAGTACAGCAAGCAAGAAACCACCTACTCAATCCTACTGTTGATGAGTGGGAATCCATAAGCAATAATATGAACTCTATGCTTCCAAGGACTCGTGCTCATGCTACTGGTTACAGGTATTTAAGTAATAAAGAAGTAATTAAAATTCATTAGGATGTTTGGACAAGAAGCTCACGTATTCCAAGGATTAAAGAGAGATGTCTCTCCTATAAGACAGGAGGCTTCTTTTCTTTGGGATGCAGAAAATATCAGGGTTACAGATAGAGGAGATGGAACAGCCACCTCTATAACTTCTGAGAAAGGAAATACAAAGATTGACTTACAGGTTGGAGATAAGCTATTAGGTCATTGCCTGGTAGGAGAATACCTTGTGCTCTTTGTGAAAAATACTAATGATGAAATCATAAGGATTGATAGTAAGGGAAATCAAGTAACCCTATATTCAGGGGATTTGAATTTTCATGAGGACTATCCTATTGAAACCTTAGGAGTTCATGAAGCTGAGTTAGTTCAAAAGGTTTACTGGGTGGATGGTAGAAACCAGCCAAGGGTTATCAATATCACCAAGAGAGAACTCACTGGGAATGATGATTGTTACTCTGGTACAGCTCCTTTT